TAACAGGGGCAGACGATAACAATTCTACTTTAGCGTATGATGCGGGATTTGTTGACGTATATCTAAATGGTGTAAAAATGGTAAATGGATCAGACGTAACAGTAACGTCTGGTTCTAGCGTAGTTTTTGCTAGTGCTATTGGTGCATCTGGAACAGATACAGTAGATATAATAGCATTTGGTACGTTTCAATTAGCAAACATATCAGTAAATGATTTAACAGATACACCTGCGTCAATAGGAAATGCAGGACAAGCATTGGTTGTTAATAATGCTGGTAACGCATTAACATACGCAAATGCTAGTTCAGCAGAAATATATGGATTTAAGACAAGTTTTACAGCATCTACTATTTATAGAACAGTTACAGTACAAAATGTTTCTGGTAATAATAAATATTTTATTGATGGAGTACAACAAGATACTTTAGAATTATATGAAGGTAATACTTATGTATTTGATTATCCTTCTGCACATCCTTTTAAATTTTCAACGACTTCGGATGGCACACATAATAGTGGATCTGAATATACAACAGGAGTAACACACAACAGTTCAACTAGAGTAACTATAGTTGTTGCATCAAATGCGCCTACGTTATATTATTATTGCAGTTCTCATAGTGGTATGGGAGGTCAAGCAAATACGCCTGTACCAGCAGATAATACGTTACAAGTTGTTACAACTAATGAGGGGGCAGATAATATAACACAAGCAGAATATGAGAGTTTTGATGACGTGCAATATGCGGCATCTGGATTTACTTGGTCAATAAGTAATGGAAAATTAACAGCAACAATATAGATTGAAAACAGAACAAAAATAGGATAAAAGGAGTACATATGGCAACAGTAACACTTGGTAATATAAAATTTAATTGGAAAGGCCCGTACAATAATAGTACGGCTTACGTAGTAGATGATGTAGTATCATCTGGTGGATCAAGCTACGTTTGTATTTTAGCATCAACAGGAAATGCAGTAAGTAACGGAACATATTGGCAAGTATTAGCAGAGGGTGGAGATGTAGCAACTACATTAACAACACAAGGTGATATACTTTACAGAGATGGAAGTGGATTACAAAGACTAGCTAAAGGTACAAGTGGTCAAGTTTTAAAACAAGGTACTAATCACCCTGAATGGGGAACAGACGCAGGTGGAAAAATTGGTCAAGTATTACAAACTGTTATACAAGGCGACCAATCAATTAATAATGGTGCAAATACTTGGGGTGCATTTGCAAATCTTTATATAACAATAACTCCAACTGCAACTTCAAGTAAAATTTGGGTTGGATTTAATGGTCTATTAGGTCAAACTAACTGGAGTGGTTTAAGAATTTACAGAAAAATTGGTAGTGGTTCTTATAGTCATTTAACTGCGGCTTCTGGAAACGCATCTGGTAATAGAAATGGTGGTTTGCCTGTTCATGGTTATTCATATAACGATACTAATACTGGAAGAATGTTTAATGTAAATTATCTTGATAGTCCAAATACAACTGATGCAGTAAGTTATCAACTTTGGGGTATTACGCATGATGGTAATGACATTTATATAGGTCGTTCAGCAGGAGATAGTAATAATACTGCTATGATAAGAGCATCAACATTTTTAAACGCATGGGAGATATTAGCATAATGGAACACAGAGCAATTTATCAATTATACAATAATGTAAAATCAATATCTGAAAATAATGATGGAACACTTCAATGTTTTGACGAAAATCAAAACGAAGTTTCTATTGATATGTCAGCAGTAAATACAAAAGCTAGTGAACTTCAAGCTGAAGCAGATGCTAAAGCACAAGCTAAAGAAGATACTAAAGCTAGTGCAAAAACTAAATTAATTGCAGGTGAAGCATTAACAGAAGAAGAAGCTAACGTACTTGTAGGAGTTTAAATCCTATGACTAAAGCACGTGACATAGCTGATTTCAAATTTGAAAACATAGTAGATACTGGTACAGAAGGTACTAAAATAGCTAGTGGTACAACTGCACAAAGAGGTTCTACTACTGGTCAATGGCGATACAATACGACTACAGGATTTTTTGAGGGAAGAAATGCTAGTGGTGTATTTGCACCATTACAACCAACACCAGTAGTTACAAGTGTTGATGATGGCGAAGTTGATAGTGCAGGTGGTGGTAATCAAACTATTGTTATTACTGGAGAGGGTTTTAGTAGTGGAGATACTGCTTCTTTTGTTGGTACATCAGCAAGTTTTGATGCAACAACAACAACAGTAGATAGTGCTACACAAATTACAGCAGTAGCACCTAAAGCATCTTTTTTAAATGCACAAGAACCTTATAAAGTTAAGGTTACTGCCGCTAGTGGAATGGCAGGAATATCAGCAACAGGATTAATTAGTGTAGATAATGCACCTGCTTGGACAACAAATGCAGGAAGTTTAGGTACAATAGCATCCAATGATACAGGAAACCATTTTACAGTAGCGGCAACTGATCCAGAAGGTGATACAGTTTCTTATTCTTTACAATCGGGTGCATTACAAGGTTTATCTTTAGACAGTTCAACTGGTGTTATTTCTGGCGATCCAACAGATGTAACTTCAAATACAACTATATCTTTTACTTTAAGAGCAACAGCAGGAGGTAAAACTGCTGATAGAGCATTTTCATTTATATTAACACCATCAATAGCAACATTTAATTATACTGGTTCAAACCAAACATTTACTCCTCCAAGTGGAGTAACTTCATTCCTAATTTATATGTGGGGTGCAGGTGGTCAAGGTGGTTCATCTAATGGTTCTGCTAGAAATGGTGGAGATGGTGGTGCAGGTGGTTACGTTGCAGGTACAGTTTCTAACTATTCAGCAGGAACTACTTTTAGTATTTTAGTAGGACAAGGTAATAATTCAGCAAATGGTAATACTAACATCATGCAATATGGTGGTGGTGGTGCTGGTACAGATAATAATGGTGGCCAAGGTTGTGGTGGTCATGGTGGTGGTCGTTCTGAACTTTCGATTGGTGGTGGTTCTAATACTCCAGCAGGAACAAGAATATTAGTAGCTGGTGGTGGTGGAGGTGGTGGTGCTTTCTACCATAATGGAGAACCAAACAGCAGTAATGAAGGTGGTGATGCCGCTTATTCATCTGGTCAAAATGGTAATGGTTCAGGAACTGTTCCAACTGGAGGTTCGGGATCAGCAGGTGGATCAGCAGGTTCGGGGGCTTCTGGTGGACACGGAAACGGCCCTACTGATGGTTCAGCAGGTATTGGTGGTAGAGCAAGAGGTGGAAATCAAAACCTAGATATTGGATATGGCCGACCAGCAGGTGGTGGTGGTGGCTACTACGGCGGTGGTGGTGGAGATGGTGGATCACAAAGTGCCGCATCACAAGGTGGTGCCGCAGGTTCATCATACTACAACTCATCTTATGTAAGCAATTTTGCTCACGCTACTGGTACACAAACAACAGCACCAGAAACTTCAAATACTTATTATTCTACTGGAATAGCGGCAGGTGGTGCAGGAACTAATGGAAGTACAAGAGCAAATTCTCTTGGTGGTAATGGTAAAGTAGTAATAGTTTATTAAGAAAGGAGTAATATGCCACACGGAAAAACACATAACAAAGGGGATCTTAATAAAGACGGTAAGATGTCTAGTTACGAAACAAGAAGAAGTAACGCTATTAAGAATGCTATGGCTAAATCTAAAAAGAAAAAGTCATTTCCTAAATTTGGTACTAAAAAATCTAGTTACGCTTAAACTAATTTACCTATCCAATTACCTTTATTATTAAGAACCATTGGAAGTAGTTTAGGATAACCGTCAACTATCATTGCAGATCCTAGTATAAATCTAGTCTTAAAATTTTTAGCGTATGCAAAACTTTGTGATTTCTGATTTATTAAACATCCTACATTCATAGCAAAGAAAAGATTGTCTGGATTGGCCCACCAAGATACAAGAAACTTTGTATGATAATGGCCTTGTACTGCTGACATACCCATAGTTTGTGATACCTTTAATACATCCGCAGATCTACCATGTGTAAAAAAACATCTTTGTCCATTTGACATAGTAAGAGTAAGATCATCTACCCATTTCCATTTCTTTGTACCTAGAAACTCACCATAATCTTTTAGAAATTGTTTTGACATACCAAACTTTAATGCACGTCTATACACTAAACTACTATGATTACTCTCTACCTCTACCATTTGAGGAAATATACTCTCTAATTGTTTGATGTATTCTTTTGATTTATCTAATTCGTGACCAGCAGAATATAAGTCTGGATCGTGAGAGTGCATAGATATAGCATGGAAGTCAAGTAGATCACCAATATTAACCACGAAGTCTGGCTTATATTCTTTCTTAATCTCACGTAAAAATTCGAAACTATCTTTGTGATGGTAAGGTATATGTAGATCACTAATAACCAGTATGCGTTTGTTCATAGTTTATAGCAGGTGAACCGTCTATCCACTCCTCTAGATGTTTAAGTTTCTCATTAGGATCTACAAAAGTTACAACACCGTCTTTGATAACAACATCTTTGACAACAGGTGTTTCACTTTTGTTCTCATAATTAGTTATTATATCTTCTATAATTAACACACTACAATGTATACTAGAAAAAGCTATGCTTTGCAACTTCGCATAATAGATGACAATTCCTTTGCACGTGAAGGAGTTTGTTTTGCCCATCTACTATCCATCATCTGAAATGATGCTTCACCATAATCTTTGTTTTTTAGTGCGGCCCACATCTTTTTAAATTTACCTACACCACCAATACCTAACTGAAACACCATCTCAATTAGGACACATTTTGCTTCATGGTCTATCTCATATACTTCATTATTATTCATTAATGTTTCTGCACCATGTCCAGCTATAATAAAATCTTGGTCAAATACCTTGCTTAATTCTTCTTCTGTATATTCTACACCTTCTTCATATGTATCTGCTTTTGTTACTAGATGGCCATATCCAATTGTGGCAAAACCAAGACTATCTTTGTATATCTTGTTTACAAAACCTTCATGCTTTTTTATACGTTCTTTTAAATTATTATAATCCATTATGCTTTATTCCTATTTGCAAAATTCCTTGCGCTTTCTGCTGATCTAAACCCCCATTTTTTTAACGCTAACGCTTTTCTGGTAGGTCTACCCTT